TAATCAGCACTCAGCATACTGGCGGTTATACAAAGACGCCACACCCGATATGCCCTGGGGCACACCCACTAAGCAGGAGACCCGCAGACGACGCCAAAGCAGAGAAGACTTTTTACGGGGTATAATAGAAAAGTTAAATCAGCGGGGCAGTGATATGAGTCAGGCTCAGCAGGACTATTTGAAACAGGCCTGGAATCCACTTATAGAGTTCATCAGCAGTCGTTATCCTGAATACGGCCTTACACGCATAGAGTTCAGGGATCGCAGTCATAAACCCGGCAACCCCGAATCATTTAACAACTTATTTGAAAGACGCCCTGGGCGATGAAATACAACATTTATGAAAGCGTTAAAAAGGCTTATATACATCCCAATCTGGTAAAAGATATAGAGTTTGATGAGTTTGTTAAAGAACTACAGGAAAGTCAAAGTCTATTGGCAAAAAAAGAAGAAGGTCTTTTATTCAACTTATGTGGATGGCGTGATGATTTTGAAAGCCCAGACTATAAGCCAGGGCACATTCGCCGTTGTGCTGCCAATGTAATTCATTTATACGCATTATTATTGGACATAGATAGTGTTTGGCAACCCGAAGATTTTCGGCAACAATATGCTGACTATGAATATCTAATGTATAGCACTTGGAGCAATAGTTTAGAAGTATCAAAGTTTCGCGTGGTTATGCCACTGAACACTTCAATCACTCGCAGTGAGTTTGATCTAAGGCATAGAGCGTTATGTGATGAATTTAAGATTGTAGATCGGTCAAGTTTTACTATCAGTCAAGCGTTTTATTTTCCCAGTTATAACAAAGACAATGAGCATTTGGCGTTTATATATCACAATAAATCACCCAAACGATTCCCAGCATTATTGTTGCCAATACAGCAGAGTCAAGTGAGATATGAGCCCAGTGTTTGGACAGACAGAGAATTACAACATAACTTTCAGGAAGCAGAGCAATTATTGGCAGAACTAAAACAACAGCGTCCTCAGTTATCGTGGTTTGATTGGCGTAAGTGTGCTTGGGGTATAGCATATCACACTACCCAGCAACAGGCAGCACAATTACTAAAGCAATACTATCCAGAACAACATAGAAATGAATACGAGACTTTATTTCACGGATGGCGACGAGAACGCAGTCCTCGATTGGGCAGTGTTAAAATGTTATTAAAAAATAAGGCAGATTTATGAAAACACAAGAAGAAATAAAAACAGAACTAAAACTTCGCAAAAAAGACTTGGAGCAGATACTTCAACGAAGTCAAGACCCCAAGTCAGCGTATGATTTGGAGTGCGAACAGCGATGTAGAAACGAAATAACTACTCTAACAGAACAACATACAAGATATCAGCAAGCAAAAGAATCACAGCGACAACAACAACGACTTCAACGGCAGCAAGAACGAGATAACCAAAAACAACGAGATAGACTAATTAGGCAACAACAGGCACTGGAACATAAAGAGCAAGTGTCGCAAGCCTATCAAAATTTAATAGAACAATATGACATCAAGCAAATCATCAACTTAAAAAGTTATTATGTTGCTTATAATGGGCGATATGAATTACGGGATCTAACTATGTTGGATCGTGAAATATTTAGGTTTAGAGACAAACAGGATCAAAACTTATTTCACGATACTATGGCCGCTTTGAATAGAAATTATAGTAATTTTACTTTTAGTTTTGACGCAGAAAGTGATAGAGTATTTAATTTGGCTGAAGGTGTGCGTGAGCAGTGGCTCAAGCCCACTGCTTATACAGGTCCAGTTAAAACATTCAAAACCACACCAGCCATAGACATATTACTGACCAGTATAAGTGGTGGTGACGCTGAGATTAGAAATCACATTGAAGAATGTGTGGTTAGAAAATATAGAAATCCCGGAGACTATCGCATACCCAGTATTGTTCAGTTTGGTCAGGGCGGTGTGGGTAGAAATGAGTTTGTTGAAAAATTCTTAGGGCGAATATTTCGTGATAGTTGTGCTGTGACCAAGTTTCAAGTGCTGACTGAAAATGCTTATCCATTATTGGGTAAAGTCTGCGTGTTGGTAGATGAAACCATTGCCAGCAAAAGCGACTATGAAAAATACAAGGGCATAGCAGGTAATAAAAGTTTTGGTATGAAAAAACTATACTCTGACTGGACTTGGGTGCCCAATGTTATGTGGTTGTTTGTAGCAGGTAATAGCGACGATGGTCCCTTAAAGATACGAGATGACTCTACCACAAGGCGTTTTAGTGTTATACATTATAAGCAGGATTTATTCTACTGGTTAGCAAGACATCGCAACGAAACTTATGACACCAGTCGTCAGCAAGAATACAAGGCCATATGGCAAGCGATGTTGGAGTCAGACATAACAGAAGAATCAGTTAGTTCTTGGTTGGGCTGGGCCTTGGCCAAGTTCAAAGAAGATAGACCCGTTGTTGCTTATCACGGAACAGCATATAAAGAGTTGGTTCAAGCACACAAAGGACCCGAAGATGATCTAATTGATAGTGTCATCATAGCCGATTATGACGACAAACCCAATGGTTGGATGCTACAGGAATTACAGGAGATTTACAAATTGATTTGTCAAAGGGATTATCCTGGTAGAATACAACTGGGTAGAAACAAGTTTAATAGTCATATTAAAGGCCTGGCAGAGCGTGGTATGATGCCAGGTTGGAAGTATGTAGAACGACAATATTGGAGTGAAAAATATTCTAATAATTCTAATGATCGTAAGCAAAGTCCAATGATAGTGCCTGAAAATCACACTGGTAATTTAGTGCGTTCTTATCGCAGCGAGTTGTATATTAGTGATGATGATAAAAAGCAGACCCTTACGAATTGGCTTGAGCACAAAGCACGACTAAGAGTGTTGTGATTTAAGTGTGTTTCAGTGAATTTTAAGTGTGTTTTTAGTAGTTTTAAGTGTGTTTCTAAAACAAAACACACTTGTAAAATCGCCCTTGTAGATACCTACAATAGCGGTTTTAGTGCTTTAAGTGTATTAAGTGTGTTTTTTTTCTAAAAGTATTATATATAAAAAAAATATATATGTATAAATCGTATTTCACATATAAGGCATTTCTATATATAAAAAGTTTTATTTCTACCCCTAAAAAACACACTTAAGGCACAAAACACACTTAAAGCACCTAAGGAAGGGATATGACAAATTTAGATAAATACATATAGAGAGGAACAAGGAATGAAAGCGGGAAGAAAACCAAAACCCCCGGGCTGGGTAAGTCCCACACTAACGCATCACTGCGGCACTTGGAGTTGGAATGATCCACTTTTTTGGACAAAGATTGAACGACGCGGTCTCAATGAATGTTGGCCCTGGCTGGGCAGTCAGGCTTATGCTGCCAACTTGTTTGGTGCTTATAGAAACCTTAGGCGTCAAATGACTCAAGCACCCCGAATACTTTGGATGACCACACGAGACGAACCAGTAGAGGGATTTTTAGTGCGTCATACCTGTCACGATCGTTATTGTATGAATCCCAATCATTTGATATTACAAGAGGAACGGAGAGGACGATATTTTGAACGAGACAGATCAGGTAAGAATTTACATCGCCAGTTATCAAATGCGACAGAATAAAGTGCCAGTGCCAGGCACGATTAGAACTGGTGCTTGTATGGCCAGTCAGATCGTTTGGGTAGAACTCAGTGCTGCCGATGCTGTGCTATTCACTTTAGCACATCCAGAATATGTCATTGGCACTGAACAGATATAATATAGCAATTTAGTATTAGCAAGGAAAAGGATAGAGTATGAATACGCAAGAATATCCCGAGCGTAAAGATCCCGTATTAGGCACTAAAGTTGTCACTGGCCTTGTCGTGGGTAGAGATAAAAAAGTTATCCCACAAAGTGAAGTAGAACACTTGGCCAGTTTGGGTTGTCGGGATAGTGAAATAGCCGAATACTTTGATATTAGTCCCAGCACACTGAGATATAATTTTAGTTGGGAACTCACAAAAGGCCGACACGAACTAAAATGCCGATTACGACTGGCACAACTGCGTGTGGCAATTGAAGGTAATGCCACCTTACTCATATGGTTAGGAAAACAAATACTGGGACAGACGGAAAATCCCATACAAGCAGGTAGGGAACCACTGCCTTTCACTGACGATGACTCTGACAATGCCAAGGATGACATTGATATTGATACAATGACATCAACTGATGGCACTGAGCACAGCACAGAAAACAATAGCACAATGTAAAGCCAGATTTCGCGTAGTCTGTGCGGGAAGAAGATTTGGAAAAAGTCATATTGCCATTCGTGAAATCGCACGATTCGCAGCAGAACCTGACCGTCTTGTATTTTATGTTGCCCCCAGTTATCGTCAAGCCAAGCAGATTATATGGCGAAAACTTAAACGACGACTCACGGACTTAAACTGGGTTGTAAAAACTAACGAAACAGAATTATCTTTAGAATTAGTCAATGGCAGCATTATAGCACTCAAAGGGGCAGAAAATTATGATAGTTTGCGTGGAACTGGTATTGATTTTCTTGTCATTGATGAAATGGCCGATATCGCAAGTGAGGCTTGGACCACCGTTTTGCGTCCAGCATTATCGGACACCGGCGGACACGCATTATTCCTATCTACTCCCAAGGGCTATAATTTCTTCAAAGAATTATATGACCGTGCTAAAACTTTGTCAAACTGGCAGACATTTCAATATACCAGTATAGACGGTGGTCGTATTCCACCAGAAGAAATAGAAGCAGCACGACAGGAACTTGATGAAAGAACCTTTCGTCAAGAATACCTCGCGAGTTTTGAACAATATAGCGGTGTCATTGCCTACGCATTTGGTGATCATAATATACAAACGCTTAAACCCCGTCAGGATAAAGAACCCATTATAATAGGCTTAGATTTTAATGTGACCCCATATAGTGCTGCTGTTATGCGTCAGACTAAATGGGGCTTGGAATGCTTTGATGAAATCAGCATAGCAAATAGTAATACAGAAGAATTCATACAGGAAGTAAAACATCGTTATCCCGGGAGTATGATAACCTGTTATCCAGATCCCGCAGGAGTTCAAAGACGAACCAGTGCGTCGGGACAGACAGATATCAAACTATTACAAAATGCCGGCTTCAAGGTCTTATATAAGCAGCAACATCCAGCAGTAAAAGATCGTATCAACGCTGCCAACAGCGTATTCAAACAGCGTGACGGCACACAGAGATTTTTAGTAGATCAACGCTGTCGCAATGTTATTAAAAGTTTGAGAAACTATAGTTATAAGGAAAACACACAAGTGCCTGACAAGGATTCAGGATATGATCATATGTTTGACGCACTAACATATGCCATAGAATATATCTATCCCGTTAAACGAGAATTTGATTTACCCCCTGCCCAACGCTGGCATCATCAAATTGTATAAATATAATATACAGCAAAGCATAGCAAGGACCCAATATGGACACATTACTTAAAGAGGCATACTCGCGTGCCACGGCTACAAATCATCTTTACAATAGACATAGAGATCGCTGGGAATATCTCCTAAATGGCTATATGGGTGGTGATGCTTGGCGTCAAGGCAATTACCTTGCTCGCTACGCATTAGAAAGCGACAAAGAATACGCTGCTCGCTTACGCAATACTCCCCTGGACAATCAAGTAAAAAGCGTTATAAATTTATATAATGCTTACCTATTCAGACAGCAACCCCAGCGTGACTTAGCGGACCTAAGCCGGGATCCCAGAATCACAGACTTATTAGAAGATGCTGACAAAGAAGGTAGAAACTTTGACGCCTTTATGCGTAATGTTGCTACTTGGAGTCAGTTGTTTGGACACTGCTGGGTCGCAGTCAGCAAGGCCGATATCGGTGCCGCAAATTTAGCACAAGAATTACAACAGGGTGTTAGACCCTACCTCAGTGTATTCAGTCCGCTTGTAGTCACAGA